GTACATCACCATCTCCACCATCTCTTCGCGTTCTTTTTCTTTTTGTTTTTGTGCGGCTTTGCGAGCCTTACGAGCTTCGGCCTGAAAAAATTGCCACTTATCCCAAGTGCCGGGAGGTCCGTACAATCTGCACCAAGACTCCAGTTCACGGCGCTGTTCTTGAATCTTTTCAAGGGCTTGGAACTCTTCCCAATCACCCTCTGACCCACCAGTTATGGCAGAAATAGGGTTGTTCTTCTTACGTTTCACTGCTTCTTTTAGGTCGTCTTCGGCGGAAAGGAACTTGCCAACATGGCCCACCATGTCTTTAACTTCACGTCCGTTCTCAAGACATTGTTTTATAACGCCGTACGCAGCATTCGCTGCCATGATGGTTGCGAGGACAGCCATGGTCTAGAACAGGCCGAGGAACCTCTGAGGTCGTGCTATCGGGCTGAAACGCCTATTAACCATACCGCCAGAGGAATACTTACTTTTCCCGGCTTTGCTTAAAGCAATAGCCACCGCTTGATCTTGCGGTTTTCCAGCAGCCATTTCGGTCTTGATGTTCTGGCTGATTACATCTTTGGCACTACCTGTTTTGAGAGGCATTCCGTTGCTCCATCGCTTGGCGCTGTACGTCAATCCGTTCCCGGTTCACATCACTGCGCTCGTCCGCAATCTGCTCCTGAAGCTCCAGTCTAGCAGAGTCAGTCGTAGCCTGCTGCTGTAGCTTCATCTGGTCAAGCTGTAACTTAGCCTGATCCATCTGAGATTTCTGCTCCGCTTCCATCTGCTTGATGGCAAGCTCTTGCATACGAATCGTAACCAAAGGATCCTGCTCTTCTCCGCCTTCACCTTTGTTCGTCAGCATCGGCATAACCTGCTGCAGAAGCTCAGTCTCAAGCTGCGCAACGCGAGCCTCGATCTGATCAGGTGGCATCTGCCCCTGTTGTTGCCCCTGCATCTGCATCTGCTGTATCTGCTGTTGGGCAATCTCAGGGCGGATAGCACCCGTTTGAGCAAGGGCCTGCATCTGAGCCATGCCCTGCTCCATCTGCTGCTGTTGCTGCATCTGCATCTGTTCAATCTCTTGCTGAACCATGGTCCGAGCCTTCATGTGAACGTGCTGCAGAACGTGGCTGAACAATGCCGCCAACACAGGCGGTGTTTGCTGCAGTATGTTTAACTCAAGTAACGAAACGTGCGCATTTATGTGCGCATCATGATCCTGCTGTGGGAACGCCTGCGGTGTCTGGCCGCCAAGCATAGCCGCGTTCTCCGACGCCGGGTCTTGCGGTTGAGGCTGTGGCTCTGGCGGCAAGATCTCGTCAATGTTCTGCACCTCTAATGCCTGATACATCCGACGATACGCTGCATGTAGGTTATGCATCTGCGGGTTAGACTGAGCCAACTGCAACTGCGTCTGGGCCAGGGTAACACGCTGCGACATCGAGAAGATGTTCGGGTCAGAGACGGGGAGGACATCTACCCGAGCATCAAAGTCTTCGACCTTAACCTGTGCAGGAGCCCCTGCCACCTCATACGGATACATAGGAGGTAGGTTTTCGGCGAAGATACGCGCAAGCAAACGAAACTCCGTCTTCTGCGCGTAGTGCATCCGTTTGTGAATCGCAGACATGACCTTCATGCCACGCTCCAACATCGCAACAGTCGTGCCAACAGGAGTCTCACTGCCCATGTCCGCCATCTGCTGATCAGCCAAAGCAACGAACCTACGTCCGTCGTTCACCAGACCGCCTAGCATTGACGCAAGGGCCGCGGACGGCTCCTTGTACGGCAAAGGCACAATAGCGTCTCTAATGCTGCCTCCGGGCGCGTCAATGTCTCTCCACTCTCCGGGCTGCAACGGCTCATCGGAGTTGCGTACACGCACTCCACGGGCCTTAAATCCAGCAGGGAGGTTGGCTAGAGTACCAGCGTCGATCAACTGGCGTAGCAAGCTCGTAGCCGCGCGGCCCAATCCACCAATCATGTGGATCAAACCAAAGCCGTAAAACCCCAGACCAGGCATAAACTTGTAATGCACAAAGTACTGGCGCTTGCGCTTCAGAATATCTTCCTCGTCGTAGTTCCGGCGAATAGCCAAAACCTGACCAGACGAATGGTCCAAGGTCACAATGTACGGCAGGTTAATGCCCGTAGGCTCACCCGTTGCCGGATCAATGTCCTCGAAACCCTCAATGTCCAAAGTGGCGTGGAACTCCAAGATCGTCAGCACATCTTCGCTGTAGTTCTTGGATAAGCCCTCAAGCTCGTTAACCTTCTGGCGAACGGGGTTCTCTTCAATGTCTTCCGACGCCTTCAGATCAACATCACGGTAAATACCCGCGTACTGCATCTTGGCAACTTCGTTATCGTCCATACGCAAAACATGCGTAACGCGGCTTGCCGTCTGCAAATCACTGGCAGAATAAGGTACAACCAAGTCCTGCGCAGGAATAAACTTAGATACAGCCCGCTGCTTCGTAGGATCAAAGTATACTTTCTTGAACGTAGAACCAGACAGCGGTAAATAAAACAACATCTGATCCATGTCCGGATCGTACTCTTCCATCACTTCCGTGATCTGGTAGTTCATAAAGTCCTTGACACGAGTAGCCTGCTCCTCGCGGGCGAGATCCTTCAAACCAAGAACACTCGTGCGAACAGGGCCTCCAGCAGGAAGCAACTCTTTATAAGCCTGGGCCTGAAACTGAGTTACACTCTCCGCAACCAACGGATGCGTAATCCCCGATGCGCCCTCAAACGGTGTAGAACGGTCCTCGGTCTTAATGCCCAACAGGTCCAGACCGTTGACGTAAGACGTCTCCCACTCTGACCGTGACTCAAGGTCCTCTTCATACATACTGCGGAGCTCACTAGAAAGCTCTCCCAGCGTAGAATCTTCCAAGAACTCAGCCAAGTTGGCGTCAAACGGAATTAATTCAGCTTGGTCCATCTCGTCAGCCATGCCTATGGCCTGAACAATCGCCCCGCCTTCTCCGTCGTCTATAACTTCTGCTCCACCCTCGAACATCTCAGGTGAAGAAATCTCCATCTCTAGATCCGGAAGGCCTGCGGTGTCGTCTAGGTTTAACCCCGGTGCGACCATGTTTGGTGGTAGAGCCATTAGAATGTTCCTTTAAACTTGGAGCCCTTTACTTGACCGCCTCGGGAAAAGCCTTGAGTTTCTTCGATACTTTTAGGACGCGACTTAGGGCGCGTTCTTTTCAACTCTTTTTGTTTTTTTTCGCTAGCAATATCGTCTAGGTAATCAGGGTATCCAGTGTTTGTTGCGGCTTTATCAAACCCTGATGCTTTCAACAAGTATGGAACAAGTGTATGCCCGCCGACCCGCTGAAACGTATTGCGTTTGTCTTTGCTGCTACTTTCGTCGGCCATCAGTAATACTCCCTTTTCTTAGGACGCCATTCTAGTTCGTCTTCCTCTTCGCCCTTCAGAGAGATGAACCCTCCCTGTCTAAAGCGCATGAGTGCTAAAGTCATACTATCACAGAAGTCATCGTTTTCGCCATTAGGAAATGAAACTATTTCTTCTATGACTTCATCAGCAAACTTTTCGTGCATCGGTGCCCACACCATACCAGCTTCGAACAATGGAGCAACCATATGCATTCTACTGACCTTATCAGTTCCTTTGCCCGGTGAGAAGCCCAGTGCAGGAATGCCACGAAGCCGCAACTCGTCAATCAGTGGTGTGCCCGTCGCCTTCGCTTCGACCAACACCATGTCCGGCTCCCAATATTCATGCTCCTCATAGGCTACCTCCTTGAGTTCAGGGAAATTCCAACGACCGCGCCTCGCGTCCAACAACACAATGTGGTCCGGCCCACCATCCTCGGGCTTGAAGATTCCCCAAGTCGTAATCGCAGAATAGTCGGCACTTTGCTTTTTCGAGAACGCCGTATCATAAGACTGCAAAACGTAGCTCAAAGGCGGGATCTTCTCCTTGTCCCAGTCCAACCACCACTCGCGTTTGATGATCGCAGACTCAGATGACGTCGGGGTCTGCTGCCACTGGGCATTCCACTTGCCAACAGGCAACGAAGCCTTGATCGAAAGCAGAGCGTCCTTGTCCCAGAATTCAGGCCATAAAGGCCTATCTGAGGGCAAAATAGCAGGGAATTCAACAACTTCCCACTGATCTGACATTACGTCTTGGCCCTGCGCCGCCAACAAACGGCCCGTCAAGTCCTTCTTCCCCCAACGGGTCATGACCAAAATGATCGTGCCACCAGGCTGAAGACGCTGACGAGGGCCAGAAGTATACCACTCATAGGCATTGTCGAATGCGCTCTCGCT